TTGCATATGGAACTGCAGTTAACGTTACAGACGCTGGAATAGGTACAGTTGAAGATCAACAAATCTCATCTGAAAGTGGTGCTGTTACAGTTGCAGGATCTCCTGCAGCAGGTGAGTTAACATACTTTCAATTATTCAGAGATGCAAATGCTGGTGGAGATACTTTTACTGCTGATGCAAGAGTGCTTGGAGTTAAAATATTCTTCACTACTGATGCGGCTAACGACGCATAAGGAATTTAAATATGAGAGATATAAAAAATAAACTTACAGCAGGTAAGAGCACAAAAAATATACAAAGAAGAAAAGGTAAAATGTTTGGCTACCAAGTCCTAGGATTTGGATCTGGTGGTCCCGGTTTTACAGGCATGGTAGCAACAGGCGGAAATTCAGTCACAACTGTCGGTAATTTTAAAGTTCATACATTTACAAGTCCAGGTACTTTTCAAGTAACTTGTGCTAGTAGTGACCCTGCAGAAAACGCTGTGCAATATTTAATCGTCGGTGGCGGCGGAGGTATGGGATATGGATACGGAGGAGCTGGTGGAGCTGGAGGATATAGGGCTGCTGGTTGCGGACCAAGTCCACTTCAAGCTTCTAATGCACCTACACCTGTCGCTTCTTATCCAATCGTGGTAGGAGCTGGTGGAGCTGGCGGACCTGTAATGCCGGTTGGACCTTATTCACCTGCTTCTAAAGGTAGTGATTCATCTGCAATAAGTTTAACTGCAACTGGTGGAGGTCTTGGAGGATCATCTCCAGGTTCTGCTCCTGGTGGACCAGGAGGTTCGGGAGGAGGATCGGGTGGACCGGGCTCACAGTCAGGTAGTGTAGCTGGAGGAACTGGAAATCAACCTCCTGTAAGTCCCCCACAAGGAAATAATGGCGAAAGCGGACCAGCCCCTGAAGGACACCAAGGTGGTGGAGCAGGAGCAGCGGGTTCATCTCCTAGAACAAGTGTTACAGGAGTTACTAATAGTATTGATGGAACACCAAGAAAATATGCTTGTGGAGGAAGATCAGGCCAAGGAACTCCAAATGCTATAAGTCCAAGAGCAAACAGTGGATTTGGTGGTACTTGTCAAGGTGTTGCTGGTTGTTCTGGAATAGTAATTATAAAGTATAGGATCGCATAATAATATGGCACATTTTGCAAAAATTTCTGAAGAAAACGAAGTCTTAACTGTAGTGACTCTTAGTGATAACGACATGAAAAATTCTGATGACGTTGAAGTTGAAAGTATTGGACAAACATATTTAGAAACACATCATGGTTGGCCAGCACATTTATGGATTCAAACTTCTTTTAACACATTTTCTAATCAACACAGATCAGGAGATAACTCTAAATCATTTAGAGGAAATTATGCAGGCATTGGTTATACTTGGGATTCAAGCAACAATATTTTTTGGCCTCCTAAACCTTTTCCATCTTTTGTAAAAAATACAACACTTGCACAATGGGAATCTCCAATTGGACAACCACCTTCTTTAACAGAAGAACAAACTTCACAAAACGAAGCTGGTACTCATCGATGGATTTATGATTGGAATGAAGATACTCAATCTTGGAATTTGACAAATTCATTAGACTAATATATATTTTCATTTAGAAATGGAAAAGAAAGTATTAAGTGAACAAAGTATTTATTATGGTAATATTTCAATGCCAAAGGGTTTTGAAATAGAAGAAAAATCTTTAACTAGTGACATACTAGAATCTAAATTATTCGAAAATAAATTTAAAAATTCAAAAACATTTGACAGATTAAATACATATATATCAGAACATATATATTTAAAATATAAATTTAGTTTAATATATAAAGACACTTTTGGAGATGTTTATGAGTCTGAAGAAATATCTTCTCCTTTAATAAATGTCGATCCAGTTGATCTTAAACACTCTCCGGATTTTACATTACTATATGGAGTTAGTGTTAATGATTGTACTGTTAGAATACATTATGATGACAACAGGCGTAAAGGTCGTTCTTGGGATATACCTCTTAGAACCAATAGTTTTATTATGTTTCCATCTACAAATATGTATTTTATTTCTAACAATCAAAAACACTCATTAAATTTTATTCAAACTATACTTTATGAATACCGCTAATTATTGGTATTTTAAATCTGCATTAACGCCTAAATTTTGTGATGATGTCATAAAATACGGTTTGTCAAAATCTGAAGAAATGGCAAAAACAGGAAATACTAATAAGGATAAATTAAGCAAAGAAGAAATTAGAGACATAAGAAGAATTAGAAATTCTAATATTGTTTGGTTAGATGACCCATGGATTTATAGAGAAATACATCCTTATATACATAAAGCTAATGAAAATGCAGGTTGGAATTTTGATTGGGACTTTAGTGAAAGTTGTCAGTTTACAAAATATAAATTAAATCAATTTTATGATTGGCACTGTGATTGTTATTCTAAACCATATGATGATTCTAATAATAAAAATCTTCATGGAAAAATAAGAAAACTATCTGTTACTTGTCAATTAACTGATGGATCAGAATATGAAGGAGGAGAATTAGAATTTGATTTTAGAAACTATGATCCTAGTAAAAGAGATGAATCTAAACATTTGGTAAAAGCAAAAGAAATACTTCCTAAAGGATCTATTGTTGTATTTCCTTCGCATGTGTGGCATAGAGTAAAACCTGTACAGAAAGGAACAAGATATTCATTGGTTTTATGGAACCTTGGATATCCATTTAAATAATATGATTAAAGAAGAATTTTTTAAAACTCCTATTTGGGTTGAAAACAAAACAGATTTTTTAACCTCATTAACTAAAGCAACTAATAAATATATTAAAGAAGCTAAACAAACAGAAGAGGCAAAACAATACATAAAAAAATTTGGTGATTTTGGAAGATCATATCATTCAACTCCCTTAACTTTTGATAATGATTTTTTAGATTTTAGAAATTATATTAGTGCAAAGTCTATAGATTTTTTAGATGCTCAAGGTTTTGATTTATCTTCATACGCATTAGTTCTTAGTGAAATGTGGGTTCAAGAGTTTTCTAAAAAAGGTGGTGGTCATCATTCAGCTCACGTGCATTGGAATCAACATGTATCTGGTTTTTATTTTTTAAAATGTTCTTTGAATACTTCTTATCCTGTATTTCATGAACCAAGAGCAGGAGCACGTGCTACTAAATTAAAATTAAAAGCAGGATCTAATATAGACTATGCAGATGATAAAATGCATTACAGACCTACACCAGGTGATCTAGTAATTTTTCCAGGATATTTAGAACATGAATTTGTTGTTGACCATGGCCTAGACCCTTTTAGATTTATACATTTTAATATTGAAGTGGTGTCAAAAGAAATTGTAAAAGATGTTTAAAGTTGTTGATAATTTTTTAGATGATGATGAATTTAATCAAATAAAAGAAAGTTTGCTTGGAGACAATTTTCCTTGGTACTATAACGACGTTATCACAAACAATCAAGATTCAAACGATAAATTTTATTTTATACATAATTTTTATAAAGATATAACGATGACAGACAGTCCAGGTATTACAAGTAATTATTTTTATTTATTAAAAAGTATTGTAAAAAAAATAAATTGTAAGAGTATTTTAAGAATAAAAGGTAATTTACATTTAAATATTAACAAGAAACAAATTCATCAACCACATGTTGACTATCCATTTAAACATAAAGGTTGTCTTTTTTATTTAAATGACAATAACGGATTCACTTACATTGGCAAAGAAAAAGTAAAACCTAAAGCAAATAGAATAGTTTTTTTTGATCCAAGTAAAAAACATTCAAGCAGCCTTTGCACTGACGCAAAAAGAAGAGTTAATATTAATTTTAATTATTTTTAAATTATGAAATATACCATAATCAAAAAAGCAATTGACAAAGATTTAGCTTTGTTTCTTTTTAATTATTTTTTAATGAAAAAACAAGTTTTAGATACTTGTTTAAAACATAGGTACATATCTCCATTTGAAAAAATGTTAGGAACATATAATGATAAACAAGTCCCTAATACTTATTCTTGTTATGCAGACATAGCTATGGAAACTTTAATTCTTAAATGTCAACCTATTATGGAAAAAACAACAAAACTAAAACTATATCCAGCCTATACTTATGCAAGAGTTTACAAGAAAGGTGATGAACTTAAAAGACATAAAGATAGATTTAGTTGTGAGATATCTACGACTATGAATCTAGGTGGTGATAATTGGCCTATATATCTAGAGCCATCTGGTAAAGAGGGTAAGAAAGGTATTAAAGTAGATTTAAAACCAGGAGATATGTTAGTTTATTCTGGATGTGAATTAGAACATTGGAGAGAAAAATTTAAGGGTAAAGAATGTGTTCAAGTTTTTCTGCATTACAATAATGTAAAAACAAAAGGAGCAAAACAAAACATGTT